GAGGCCGCGCCGGAAGCGCCTTTTGAGGGGCTGATCTGGTTCAGTGCCACGGGGGACGGGATCATCACGCAGGTCAACGTCTATGCCGACGGCGCGTGGAACCGGGTGGATGCGTATATGTACCTGTCCGGGACCTGGGTACACATTGCAAACGCCTGGGCTGGCGAGCTGTATGATAGCGGAAATCAATATAAAAGTGTAACCGGTGGGTGGAAATCTTACGCTGGTTCTCTCACGGAACCCAATGGTTACCTTTATGGACAGAGTTCTTATACCACTAGAATCGGCACAGTAAAACCAATCGATATGTCATCATATACGCAATTGCACGTGATTGGCGGCGGATACGGCGAATACATGTCTGAGGGCTCCGCACTTAACATCAGACATGCCGTTGGCGTCTCGGATAATCCAGGAAACGGCACATTTCTTGCATCGGCTTTACTTAATACCGCGTATAATGTTGTCAATGTCAAGGAAGTCGTCATAGATATATCGAATATAACCGGAAGTCATTATGTAAGCACAAATGCGTCGCGAGCAGGCGTCGCGGCAGGCGTCTATATCACAAAGGCCTGGATGACGTGAGGTGATTCGATGAAAGTCTATATTGATGATGAATTCAAGTGCCATACTCAGGCAGCAGACGGTCTTACGGCTGTTGAAACCGATTTTTTTGATGGCATGTGCGCCGCCTATATCGAGGGCTACCGCTTTGTTCCGGCCGGGAAGACCTGGACGGCAGCGGACGGCACGGTGTATTCCGGCGAAATGATTACTCCCTGGAAGCCCTGGGCGGAGCTGGACGCGGCGCAGCGGGCCTATGAGCGGGAGCGCGCCACCAAGCTGGAGGCCCAGAATGCTGAGTATGAAGCCGCCCTGTCAGAAATTGAAACTGCACTGGGGGTGACATGATATGACCATTGAGGAACGAAAGCAGAGAATACTTGAAAAAATCACTGAAATAAAAGCCAGTGGTGGTGGGGAACAGCTAAAAGAGCTGGATGAAGCCTACCAGAAAGGGGTTGACAGTCTGTGACACAAGAGGAAAGAAAAAGCATCATGTATGCCCAGGGGAGAGCGAATGCCCTTGCCTTACAGGAGAAAGCCCCGAGCATGACAGGCACTGAGCTAAATGCCGTGGATAACAACATCCCCAGTTTCAAGGCTGCTGTCGGAAACAAAAACATGCTGGAGCGCAAGATTGGGTTTGTGTGTCGATCGTCTGCCGGCCGTGTAGTGCGACTGGTGCAGCCCTATGACAGCACTATCTACACCCGGGAACCTGAGGAACTTCCAGCACAATGGGGATTTGCCTGGAGTACCGACCCCGCGAAAGCTTTGCCATTCGTCGCCATGTCTACCAGCCCCTATAATAAGGGCGACTGCTGCACGGAGGATGGCAAAGTGTATCGCTCCACGTTGGACAATAATGTATGGTCTCCGTCCGCATACCCCCAGGGCTGGGAGGGGGTGATGACATGACGATCAAGCAAATTCAGAACCTTTTGGATTATCTGGGCTATGCCCCCGGTAAAATTGACGGGATGGACGGTACAAATACCCGGAAAGCTGTCAAGGCATTTCAGGGGGACTTCGGCGGCTTGACAGTTGATGGCGTGGCCGGAACAGCCACACAAAAGGCCCTGCGCCATGCTGTGGCCTACGGGATGCCGGAGAAGAAGCAGACCACAGATGACAAGGCTTCTCCGGCGACCAGCGGCAAGACCGGCACATTTTGGGATGATCTCAAGCACTTCAAGCGTGAAGAAATGCGCTGCCCCTGCGGCAAGTGCAGTGGCTTCCCGGTGGAACCTGCCGAAAATTTGATGCGGACGCTGGACACGGACATTTGGGAGCATTTTCAAGCGCCGATCACCATCATACCGCTGCCCCCAAATGATCCTCATGCCGGCGGTTCCGGGGTGCGGTGTCAGACATACAACGATTCCCTGCGTGGCAGCGTCCCGAACTCCCGCCATGTGCAGGGCAAGGCGGCAGATATCATCGTGAGGGGCTTTTCCGGCTCCGCGGTCAAGACATACTGCGACAGCCTGGTAAAGGCGGGAAAACTCCGCTACTGCTACGTCATCGGCGGCGGAAACTCCGTTCATGTGGATATTCTGTAACAAAGCACAAGGGGGAAGGTCTGACGGCCTTCCCCCATTTTATTTGCAATAAAGTTTGTACGTATTCCCGCTTTTTTCACGCTCAATCTGATTTGATTTGCTGGCAGAATAAAGCTGTTCCTGAATGTATGCTTTTGCTATTGGGTCAAATAATTTGTATATATCTTTCTGCAAAATGCCTGGATTTTCTCTGATTATTTCTACTAGATTTTCCCGTAATGTGGGTAGTACATGGATCTCAAACTCTTGCTTAGCTTCGTATTCTGCATTTAGTTTTTCAATATTTGCTTTCAAGTCATCCAATTCTTTTGACAACTTTTCAAGATAATCGTCTGTGAACAAATCATCCCGCCAATAATTGAAACATTCCCCTTTTTTCTCAAACAGTTTTTTCGTTCTAACCATGTAACTAACGAATGCTTCCAATGCTTCAAGCTGTGTGTTTGGGGAGCTATAGCGGCTTTCGTACCACGCAGACCACATCTTTTTGTACTTGGCTTCATATCGTTTTGTTTCTTTTTCATGCGCAGTACGCCACCCCCACGGCAAATCACCTTCAGGGGTTAAGTGGTCTTGATCTTCTTTCGGTTCGGATAGCTTTGTAATTATATTGGCTACGTCCTGCGCCGAAGATTCCGGGTTCTGCGTTTTTATATAACCAATAACGCTATCGATGCTCAACGGATTAAATTCTGATGTTTCTTCAAACGTGGCAGAATCTTTTTGTTCGCCTAAAATGGTTTTCTGTGTTTCGGCATTGACTATTCCGGTCTGTTCTTGCGTTTCTTCCGCGTTTTCTGATTTCTTCTTTCTGAAAATGTCAAATGGCCACATTTCCCCAACTCCCATTTGTAAGATGCAAAAGCTACGTTCATAGTAGCTTCGCAGGGAAGAAAAGCAACAACAGAATGGGAACAATCTGGTTACAAAAGAAGAAACTGTTGACAGAGCCGCAAACCGGCGCTACTATTTCTGTAGGAGGTGTTTCTATGGACAAGATCGAGATTTTGCGGGAATGGGTGAAAGAGAGCCGCAATATTGTGGCTTTTACTGGGGCTGGTGTAAGCACCGAAAGCGGCGTGAAAGATTTCCGAAGCAAAGATGGCCTTTACAGCGAAACATGGAGGCCTAACGACAGTGTCTCCACCGAATCCGGTGTGCCGGATTTTCGCAGTGTGGATGGGCTGTACAGCCAAAGCTTTGACTATCCGCCGGAGACCATTATCAGCCATAGCTTCTACCTGAAAAATCCGGAGTATTTCTTTCGGTTCTACCGGGAGAAGATGATGCCTCTGGACGTGGAACCCAATATCACCCACAAAACCCTGGCAAAATGGGAACAGGAGGGCAGGCTCAGTGCCGTTGTAACCCAGAATATTGATGGCCTGCACCAGAAGGCCGGGTCCCGGCGGGTCTATGAGCTCCATGGCTCCATTCTGCGGAACTACTGTACCCGCTGCGGGAAATTCTATCCGGCCTCTTTTGTGAAAAACTGTGACGGCATTCCCAGATGCAGCTGCGGCGGCATTGTGAAGCCGGACGTGGTGCTCTATGAGGAGGGACTGGACGAGAAAACCGTGGAGGGGGCTCTGGAGGCAATCTCTACGGCGGATATGCTCCTGGTGGCCGGTACAAGCCTGACGGTGTACCCGGCAGCGGGCTTCCTGCGCTATTACAGGGGAAATCGCCTGGTGCTCATCAACCGGGATCCCACGCCCTTCGATGACCGGGCGGACCTTGTTTTCCACGAGAGCCTGGGAAAGGTCCTGGGCGCACTGGAAAACCTTTAAGCATTTGTGAAAAAATTGTTGACAAATGACGTTCGCTGTTGTATAATACCAAAGCTGTCCTTGAGACGGCCATCTGAAGGGATGCCTCTGTAGCTCAGTAGGTAGAGCAGCGGACTGAAAATCCGCGTGTCGTTGGTTCGATT